ACTACAATACCAACCTTAACATAGCCAGTAACACCATCAGTGAACCAGTTTAGTCCAGTCTCTGGAGACTCATACACATTTCTTTGTGCATCTGAATGCTCTAATTTTAGGTATGCCCACGCATTAGCCCATGATAGGTAATCAAGATTACCCTTTTTTTCTACTTTGCTCTTTACGTTTATCGCAATCAGCTTGTCAAAATAACTTTTGTCTGTACTCATTTGAATTGAATTTAATTAATAATTGATTTTAATTTAAGTTGAAGTTCTGCGTGTTTACACAGAACCAGTTCTCTTTTGTTTTTTAAGTTCTGAATGTGCTTATCGTTTTTACGTGTGTTCACTTCAGTTTTAATTTTATTTTCTATAAGGCTTAACTTATGAATGCAGTTATGTATTGCTAATTTTACACAACCAATGTCCCATCCGTATTCAGTAAAAAAAGAATACTCTTCGTCATTACACTCTTTATAATATGAACCCCCTTTAGAACAATTTAGTATTTCAATACGAGTTGGAAACTTTTGAATTTTAACACCCATCTTTATAACATTATAACTAAATGGAGGTGCATTGTTTATTTTAACAACTCTGGTCGTTCCAACTGCTTGACTTAATATTTCTTTGAGGCTATACATACTATTTATCTAAAATATCGTTTATAAGGTTTTTGAAGTCTGAGTCATTATCTATCAGCTTTTTAGCTTTCTTATACTGCATAACGATGTTGGAGTGAGTCACTGTATGACCATGCTCTTCCATGAATCTTTTTATGTAAGACACTCTAATTGGTCTCTCCATACACAAATAATAAAGCATCTGCCTTGCATCAACTAAGTGACTACTTCTGTTTTTTTTAAATAAGTCATCTAAAGTAATGTGAAATTTTTCAGCTATTGCTTTAGCATAAATATCAAATATGTCTCTTTTCATTTATTTGGTTTTTAACTTGATTAATTCAAACTGCAAGTGATCTATAGCTTTTTGAATGTCCTCGTTAGGACTCTCGTGCTTACTATATGCTCTTAAGATATAAGTACACGCAGTTCCTAAGTTGTAGTTTAGGTTAAAATTTGTCACTACCTCTATGGCAGTGTAGTTGTTGTCTCCATCGTAATAAGATGGTGTGTCTACTTTTACTTCGTCTGTAGTGGTGGTTGTCCAATGTTGTCTGTTTATTGCCATTTGTTTAGGTTTTGTACCACAAAAACCCCCACGTAAAACGTGGAGGCGATTGCTTGAATCAACTACAATTCAGATTAAAGTGTAAGTAGCCAAGTTATAAGTCTGTAGAACTGATATCCAATTAAGATGGAAATCATGCCCATAACAGACCAGACTGTAAGTTTTAAATTTCTTTCGTCTCTGCTCATAACTAAATGCCTAAAGGATATTCATCTTCGTCAATTTCTTCGTGCTGTACGTCAATGATATTCTCTTCGTCATCATTGTTATTTATCATTTCATAACACGTTGCCATGTGAATTGTATGGCTTCTTGAAGCTGGATTGCTTGGGTTAAAGGACTCGAAAAGTTTTCTTAAATCGCTCATAATTTTATTTTATTAGGAATGTAAATATACTTTAAATTATTAATAAAAACTAATAAAGATATGACAACGTACCTAAAAAGATACGCTGTCGTACCCAAAATGCTTACTAAGATGTAGTAACAGAGTTGGTGTCTAACACCATATTTATAAACTCTTCCACGTGTGTTTTGTCTGCATAATCATGCTCTTTCATAGCGTGTTCTAACTCCTCTCTGTCGGTTTCATCCTCGAAATTGTAGAACAGATTATCCATCCAAGAATGAATATCATCATGGTATCTGTACTCATGATAAGTCATTTCTTTGTGGTCGGTTATTCCATGTTTATCAAACTTAACTATACCTGCAAAATCATCTCCACACTCTTCATATTCCATCTCAGCTGTCAAGCTGTAGTGCTGACATATTTGTTTAACCAACTTTACTGGTGGAGTCCATGCACTGTCTCCTGCAACAGTAAAAGTCTCTTCATCATCGCATGAATAACCATCCAAGTCAAATTCCCACCAACGTGTTCCGTAGTAGTAAAAATCTTTATACTTTTCATTAAGCTCCTCTTTGGTAGCTCCAATCTTACCCTTGTCCAGTACAAAGTCTCCAAACTCTACAAAGTAATCGGTTTTGTCATACTTCTTGAACTTGTTTCTTAGTTTTTTTAATGCTTTAGCGTTTCCATTAAACGTTACGTAATTCCAACAATTGTTTGCCATTTTATTTGATTTAAGTTATATGTTAAACATTATACTAATTAATACTCTGCCGATAAAATAACTTGGTATTGCTATCAGCATTACTGTTTCTGCTTTACTAAACTGTCTTACTTTTTTATCCTTCATAGCTTACTTGTTTTCAATTAAGCTTCTATTGATAAAGTGTATGATTTCATACAGCTCGTGGATTTCATCACTACCGATTCTGTCGCTCCAATCAAGCATTCCTTTCACAGTCTCTCTAATCTCTTTTAAGTCCTTACGCTGTGACTTTACTACTTTCTGAGACTCTAAGTAGTCTCCCATTAAATCAGTGATTCTGTCGAAGTCTCTGTCTTTTTGTGTTTCTTTGTAACCCATTATAATTGATTTTAATTGTGGCATTATTGCCTTGTACCACCAAAACCCCACTCCGAAATGGAAGTGAGGTTGACGTGTTTAGGGATCAGATGATTCTACTCTTTGCTCTCTATTATAGCCTCTTGAATATGGTCAATTGTATCTTGTGAAAGTATGTCCCAAATAAATACTCCACAGTGCGTTATAGATGTAATACTTATCTCAGCTGGACTACCACAATAGTCCCAAGTCTGAGGTTCAGCGTGTGCATACTCATAGTGTACATCAAGCTCTATGTCATCCACTTTATAAGTGAAGACTTCTTCATTCCAAATGCTCATATATCTTCTCTTTGTTTATGACCTTCTGCTTTTGCAACATGGTCAATGCATTCGTATATCTGTTCGGTTATCCAGTCTCCAGTCATTGCACCCTCTAAGACAGTTAATGCATCATCATGGTCTATATCGTAAGTCTGCTGTACATCAAATACGTGCCATAGGTTTCCAGTAAAGTAACCCTCCTTTTCAAGCAAGTCTTTTGCTTGTGAAATCTGTGATAATCTAAATTCGTTTTTCCCTGTGTTTATGTTGCTCATGATAAATAAGTTATTTGGTTAGTATTGATTTTAATTGTCTGATGAGTATACTTTCTATACTTTCTCATTTTCTTGCATCCTCTGGAAGATGCACAGCTCGTTAACGTGGGTGTAGCTATCAGTATACACATCACAATCTTTAAAATTTTCTTCATAATTATAGTTGGTTTAATTGGTTAATACTATCACTGAAATCTACTCCAGCAATCACGTTATTATCAAAGCAATGGTGTTCCATAACATCTCCATCACTATCTAAGATATCATAACAACACTTATCACAAGTTTTGTACTCTTCACATCCTTCCATTTCTACCCACTGGTCATAAGTGCTGTAGCTGGTGCGAACATAAATAATAGACTCTAATGACTCTATGCTTGTGCCATTGATATTGCACACTAATCGCATTTCTTCTTCGGTTGCGATGCTCATGACATCGTCCCATACTTGATTGAATTTCTCTTTACTGTCCATAAATTGTAGTTTTAAATATCTGCATTATTGCATTGATACTGGAGAAGGAATCGAACCTTGCTTACAACCATTCCAGTTGGTGTGACAGCGTGTGCTAAAGTTTGTGATTATAGTTCTCTGCTACCCATGTACATAAAGTCTCTTTATTACCCTCTGACAGCTCCATGAATAGGTTAAATACATTCGCAGTTCCACCATGACCATTTCTCTTGTTTAGGTTCTGCCATTTGGCTTCTATGTGGTTAGCTAATGATGTACCTTCTCCAAATGCTTCTTGTATCCATCCCATTGGGAAATTGTATGCGAAATACATAAAGTTAGTAATTTGGTTTACTCCCGAACTGTTGTTTGAATTGCTCATATTGTGTTTTTTATTATATTGTGTGTTATTGAACCATCTTTTGTCTAATGCTTTCATAATTAGTTGTTTTTACATTTTGTTAATCCCATTTGACAAGTGAACTCGTCATATCTATCTTGAACGTTAATGAGTTGTATAATAAATACAATTGAATAAGATATTAACATCAAGCTAATAAATACTTTTAAAGATTTCTTCATAGTCTTCATATTAAATGGTATTAAGGTTAGTTACAAAATAGCTTAGTGCTACCACATTCTTTTTGACTTGGTCGAACTCATACAGCTTCTGAGCTGTCTTGATTAACGCACAGTCGATGCGTACATACTTGATTACTGTTTTTGATTTACTCATTGTAGTTGAATTTAAAGTTAAGACGCTTCACAGCGTTTCGTCCTATATGGACTCATCAGTTAACTATTCTTGATTAGGTCTAAATGATGTTTGCCATAATACCTATCAAATAGTTCCCACGCTTCAGACTCACTACAGTCGTTCTTCCAAAACTCAGTGCAATGCATTAATCTACATCCTACAACC